CCTTAAGCATTAAAGCTATGGAAGGCAGGGGTGCTGCTCTGGTTGCTCAGGGTGAGTCAGGTCTTACTGGTAATAGTATGGACTTACTACTACAGGATTACGAAGCACAGAAGCTACGTGGTGTAACGACAATCAATAGAAACCTTGAGAATGTAGAGAAACAGATTGAGCTTGAAAAGCGTGGTGCATCTGCGGAAGCACAGAATAGAACTAACTCTCTACAACAGGGTGTGATGCCAAACTTCCTAGCTGCGGCTGTAGGAACTGCGGCTAATGCTACGTCTGCATATCAATCAGCTAAAGTAAGTCAACCTGATACTTATAAACCTACATTTAATAAACCGAAAATGGAATACATTAACGCTGAGTCTTACAAAGGCATGGGTTACACACGTGGCAGATAAGGATTAAACAATGGCTAGAAAACAAGTAGAACGGTTGCGGCCTTCTGCAAGGCTACAAGCTGTAGCTCGTCCAGTAGAGACATATGTACGTCCTGCTGAACAACCTGCGCCTAAGACTGGTTTGGGTGAGTTTATTCGTGCTATTGCACCAGCAGCTAAAGACTTGGCTCAGCTTGAAAAGCAGAAACAACTTAAGCTTCAGCGAGAAGCAGAGCAGGGTATTGCCTCTGCACGTACTATGGATGCTAAACTTGGCGTGTCTAGTGCTTTAAGGGCTGCTCAAAAGGATTTTATAAACAACGAACCTGACTATCTAGAAATGTCTGATGAACAGGTAGCTGCAAGACGTGCTGAAATTATGCAGCCCTTCCTTCAGCAAGCCGAAGACTCAGGTGATGACTTACTATTTCAAGCCGTCAAGGGCAACATTGAAATGGGAAACCTTGCGTGGTTTAACAGAGATTATGATCCTGCAAAGTTTAAACATAACTTTACTATTAATATGGGTAAAGTAGGTAATGAAGTTCTTGGGATTACTTCAGATGTTGGTTATATACCACAGACTGAAGAAGACGGTACTATAGAAGAAAACCGTGCTATCCAGAAAAAGAACATTGATGAGGTTGTAAGACAGGCTTCACAAGCCTATGGCTACAATCAAACTATGGTTAATGACTATATTATGGAGAAGGTAATTGCTCCTAATGTAAGAACAGGTGGTAGAAACGCAGCCTATGAGTGGGCAGAGGAGCGTAAGTTCCGTGGTATTCCCCGCTACCAAGCGATGTATAAGACTATAGATAGTGACCTTAGGGCTTATGATAAAGAGTTTAAGAAACAGAATGATAATATTCTTTTTACTCAGCAGTTAAATCAAGGTTTTGAAAACTTTGTCTTTGGTGGTTCTAATAATCAACAGGATTATTTTAGGGGTGAGACATTAACTGGTGCTGGTGGTACTAAACTTGTCATGGATGATGATGAGACAATAGCACGTTTTGAGGCTTATGCAGCCAGCCGTGGCTTAAATCAGGATCAATTTGAAGACTTCTTTAAAAAGAATAATCTTCTTCCTTCTAATATGAAGAACAATATTCAGAATGGTATTTATGCTTTAAACAGTGGTGATATCATTTCTAATCCTACGGATGCAGCTACTGCTGAGTTAGCCTTTAATAGTATATTCAAAGCACAGGCAATGGGTATAGATATTCCTACGTCAGTGGTAGATGCGGATCAATTGAAACGCTTTGAGATAGCTAAGATACTTGCTATGAGAACTGCCACTGTAGGTAGTAAGGATGATGGTACTGTTAATATTGCTAACGCTATGTTCACGGCTCAATCGGCTGACTTAAGTATTGGTGAAACTTTAAGTGCTGCTAATAAAGAGAAACTAGCTAATACTATTAGTACTTTCTTAGGCACTGACCACACTGACACAGGTAATGCTAGAGCTAACATCGAAGAACTTTCGCGTATGACAGGGCTGCTTATGCAATTAGAGGGTGGCTTATCCTTAGAAAACGCAGCTACTATGGCAGCAGAAGCCTTTAAGAAAGATAGTGTAATCTATCAGGCTGCTAATGGTCTGAAGATGTCTTTCCGACAGCTTAACACTGACCCTAATGTTAGTGCGCCTGTAGCACAAAGATTAACAGACCTTTCTAAAGTAATGAGTGATGATCCAGACATAAAGATTATTATGAATGGTGAATTAGGAATGATCGAAAACCCTACTGTTGGTTTTTCTAATGATCGTCTTAAACCTAACGCTGTTAGAGTTGCCATTATGGATGAAAATGGTTTTCCACATATTTCTCTTGGAGTTGTCAAGAAAGATGATTTGCTTAATGACCCACAAATTGTTGCTAAACTTATAGCAAGTAATAAGAACAAGGTTATCCTAGCTAAAAAGAAAGCATTTACTGGCGGCTCTCTAGCCCCAGAGGATGATCCTGTTAATGCTCCTATAAATGTTAGTGCAGCATGGGCTAACAATAACTTAGGTAACTCTGTTACTAGCCTTCCTGATACGTTTAAACCACTAACAGCCCAGCCTATTGTTGTTGATGGTGAGCCTACAGGACAGTACTACTACACAGGTATTACAGCAGATGGTTCTAAACCTACTTATGTATCCACTCAGAGTCCAGAGTACATTAAGCCTGAACCTGTAGAGCCACCTGACGTAGTTGAGGATGAGTCTACGGTAGAAGAACAACAGACTAGCTCGTTAGCTGATGATGCTTTAAACGTGGTAACTAATCTTATTGATAATACCGTTGGAATATCTACAGCTAATGCTACTGCTACTATCATAGATGATGAGGGTTTCTCTTACACTCCTTATGATGACATGGGTAAAGACTCCGTAGGTCATGGGCTTCAAATTGAATCCCTTGAGCCTGATGAAAAAGCTTTAATTAGTGATGTAAACAACGTACAGCCAGAGGAATCTGCTGCTGTTGTAGCACTTAAAGTATCTAAGATTGACAACTATTTTACTGATGTAGTAGAAGGTTTTCAAAACCTACCAGACACAGCAAAGTCTGGCATGATCCAGATGGGCTATCAGCTAGGTAGATTTAATGTCACTAAGGAGTGGCCTAAGTTTATGGAGTCAATTAAGGAAGCTGCACAGTATGCTGAAGGTTCTGTAGAACAAGCCTCTGCGCTATTAGAAGCTAAGTTTAATATGCTTTACAATGTAGCAGCAGATGGTACTGTTAGTGCTACTAAGTGGGCTACACAGACTAAAGACAGAGCTATGAAAGTAGCTGAAGAGATCATATCAGACGCTGAGTTACCTTCTATCATACAAGAAGCTGCTGCAAGTACAAGGGCATTTCCTTTACCTAAACCAAAGCCAGAACGAGGAACAGTACTAGATGCTTTAAACGAAAAAGAAGCATCATCTAACTTTATAGCTGCTCCTTATAAAGCTTTGTTTGCTAACACTTTAGGTAATATGCTAGGTGCAGACTTTGAATTTAGTACTGAGGATATAGGTGAAGATACGCTAAGTGTAATCAAAACAGCAACAGCTACGGCTGAGGCTAGGGGTTCAAGGAGTGTTGAGTATGGTGACTACCCACTAACTAAGAGAGGGTTGCCAGTATCAGCAGTTATAGCTAACTTTAAGTCTATTGATGGTACACGCTTATCTAAAGCTGAACGTAAGAAGATGGAAAAAGCAGTTAATGATGTCTACCCTAACAATCCAATAGGATTAGCCATGTTTGCTTATGATCTACAAACAGACCCTGTGCTTAAAGCAGCAGGATTTGTGGGCGGTTTCTCTATTCAAAAGGATAATAGTGGTAGAAAGTTTATTAAGGAAAGATGGAACTTTAATAATAAAAGTACCTCTGAAGGAACTATCTATAAAAAGATGAGAGCTTTCTTTAGTAACTATGCTCCTATCACAGAAGATGAAGGATCAGAAGTAATTGTTGAATTGAACTAATAGAAAGGAACAGTAATGGGTAATAGCGGAATTGAGTGGGTAGATAACGTATTTGATTTCTGTGTTATAATACTTGTTAGAATGGCTGAGATGTTAGGTATTTCCTATGAAGAAATAAACATTTGGTTATTTGTAGTTATACAACCAGCTATTACTATATTACTGTTCTTTGAGCTTTTAAGGCTTAGACGCAAACTAAAAGGAAACTCACATGGCTGAGAAATCTAATACTATCCTCACTGGCCTAGGATTTGAGTCAGGGATTACAGCCCCTGACGTAACTCCTATGGTTAGCGAAGGTACAATATTTAAGGCACAAGAGGAAGTAACAACAAAGGGTGGCTTCTTTTCTTCCTTGCCTACAGCAGTCGTGGAAGAACAAATAGCACCTATTCTCTTTAAAAGTGCCGACAGATTAAGAACACCAGAGGGTGAAGCTGTCGGTACTTTAACTGATGAGATGACTTTTGAACTGACTAACGGTCTAACTGATGAACGTGCTATTAGTGAAGTGTTAGATGAAGCCACCAACGTCAACCTTAATAGTGCAATGAGGCTCAGAAAAGATTACTTAGAGACACAGACTAACCGCCAGAAACTAGCTGATGCTGGTTGGGGTGGAACAGCCGCTACTTTCTTTGCTGCAATGTTTGATCCAGTAGAATGGGCTACCATTGGAGCTTCTACGGCTGCTATAGCTTCTCTAAGTGGCCCTGCTGCCCCTTTAACCGCTACTACTGCACTAACCGCTGGTGCGGCTATGAGGGCTAAGAAAGCCTATAGTGCAGCTAAAGCTTTTAGTGCAGGTGCAGCAGTTACTGGTCTTGAATTAGCTGCTTTTGAAAGCATCCGTGCTGGTCTAAAATATGATGTAGATGCTAATGATGTGCTTATAGCTATGGGTGCTGGTTCAGTACTAGGCGGCACTTTAAACGCAGGTATATCTACGTTTATTAAACGTGGTAACGTATCACGACTAGCTAAGAAGGTAGCAGAGGGTGGACAACTCACTCCTGCTGAACGAGCCTTCTATAACGCTAATAATGCAGAAGCTACTGCACAGCGTTTAATTAACGAAACAATGGCTAACGATACCATGTTTAACGTAGCTGATGCTACTACTGCTGCTACTAGGGTTAGTGATACAGGAGTATCTGAGCGTGTGGCTCTTGCTGCAACGCCTGAAGAGACTGCCGAAGCTATCCCTGAGATTGCTGGTTTTGGTTTACTAGGTGTACGTAAGCTAGTATCCTCTGGGTACAAGGCTGGTATGTCTAAGCTCTCACGGATTCGTCAGGGTGCTAGAGCCTTAGGTGCTAATACTGTAGGCTATAAAGGCGGCAACTTACATGCCAACGACTCAGCTTCAGAAATTGCAGAGCGTATCCAAGGTCAGTATAGGCAAAGTTTTGGTTCAGTGTTCTATCCTGCTCAGGAAGCTTTTACTAAAAGAACAGGGCTATCTATCCCTGACTTTAATGATTTAGTTAGTAAGTACGCACGTGGTATTATTACAGAGGCAGACCCTGAAGTTAAGGCTGTAGCTGAACTGGTACAGAAACAAGAACGTGAACTTGCTGAGATGGGTATTAAGTATGATGTTGCTGGTTTTACACCATCAATACTAGATAAGCATAAGAACTACCTAGCTCGTATCTTTAATGATGAGAACATTGTTAATTTAAGAAAACGTCTTGGTGCTGATGCTGATGAAAAGATTGCTCAACTAGTAGAAGAAGCTCTACGTAAGGGTCAGCCTGATATACTTGATAATGTTATTAAGAGCATTATGAAAAAGGCTGAGAAGGCTGCTAAGAAAAAACCTAGCCGAAAGTCCACTAAGGATATAGAAGCAGAAGCTAACGAAATGATTAGACGTATAGCTGCTGGTTATACTAAAGGTATCGTTGATCGCACATTTGGAAAATCAGGCGGCGCACAAGGTCTTAATGAGATGACCCTAGAAGATTTGGGTGATCTTATGAAGCGAGAGTTTAAGGATGAATTATCAGACGATCAGATAGATGATGTCGTAGAACTCTTTGCAAACGGTAGACCTACAAAGGCTGAACACAAGCGCAGCCGCCCACGTTTACTACTTGACGAAAGTGCCTCTATTAGCGTAACACGTGCTGATGGGGAAGTAGAAGAGATACGGTTTGAAGAGTTGTTAGAGACTGATATCGAACAGCTACATAACTCTTATATCTTCCAACTTTCAGGAGCTATTGGACTAGCTAGAAATGGTATCAATACCAACCAAGCAGGTTCTAGCTGGGACGCTTTTAAAGAGACTATTAAAAGTCAAGCTAAAATGCAGAACATTTCTGAGGGAGAATATAGGTCTGAGTTAGATGCTTTGGATTTTATGTATGATGGGATAACTGGTAGACTAGCTCACAGAGAACCATTCAGCAAGGGTGTAAAAGAATTTAACGTAGGTATGAGAGCCTTTAGCTTTGCTGTTAATATGGGAATGTCAGGTATGTCTTCTATGATGGAGATATCCAACGCTGTCTTTGAGTATAGTGTAAGCACTATTCTTAGGACTAACCCAGCTATGAACAGCTTCTATACTAAGGCTTCTCAAGGGCGTATGGAAGACAGTCTACTAAAGGAATTAATTGATGATCTTGGTATGGGTGAGGAAGTACTACTAGGTAAGTATTCTACTATTAATCGTTTTGATGGTGGTAACTTAGAGGGTACTTTAGTTCCTAGGGCTGGTTGGAAAGCCTCTAAAGCTCAATGGTTGCAGCAGAAAGTAGCTTATGGTTCTGGACTGCTGGGTGTAACTCAAGTCTTAAGACGTAGAGCTATGCGTGGTTTTGCTCAGGAATGGGCAACAGCAGCTACAAAAGATAAGATGCCCTTTGCTACAGTTAAACTAAGACAACTAGGCTTAACTGACGATATGACTACTAAGATTAGTAACACAATTAAGGATAAGGCTGACATTGAGAATGGTACTCTGGTTAGAATGAACCTTAAGGATTGGCCTAAGGATGTACGAGATTCTTTTCAGGCTGCTGGTTTTAAGGAAGTAAGAAACAGTGTACAAGAAATGAACATTGCTTCTACTAATAAATGGTTAAGAAGTGAAATAGGTAAGACTTACTTTCAGTTCTTAAGCTTTACTATGGCTTCTATTGAACAGCAGACCATGCGTTTAGGTATGCGAATGGTGGGTGGTGATCTTAGAACTGTTTCTAAAGTATTTGCAAGCTCTGCTATGTTAGGTATGATGATGTATACGGCACGTGTTCAGATGAACGCTATTGGGCGAGGTGATGCAGATGAGTACATTAAAGAACGTATGACTCCTAAAAACTTTGCAGTAGGTGCATTAAGTCAAATCGGAGCAGCTTCTATCTTTGGTTATATCTATCAAATAACCACAGGTGCAATGGGTGGTAACACTCATGCTATAACACCCCCCGCTTTATCATATGCGTCAGCATTACTACAAGCTACTCAAGCTTATAATGATGGTAAGATGTCAGAAGCAGAGTACAGGAGAATATTACGTCTAGCACCTGCTCAATCTCTTTATGGTGTAAGACAAATTCTTAACGCTACAGCTAACCAACTATATAAATCTACCTCTGGAAGCTTTTAAGGAAAACACATGGCTTTTTCATATCATAATTACCAACCAACAAACAATACTACGGATACCTTTAGTATCCCTTTTACATTCACTGCTCAGTCTGAGATTAGTGTAACAGTAGATGGTGTGGCTCAGACAGGTCTTACTTTTCCTTCTAGCTCCAGCGTACAGCTAACATCCCCTGTTGCATCTGGCTCACTAGTACAGGTCAGACGTACTACTAGTTTGGCATCACGTGCTATTGACTTTGCCTCTGGCTCAGTCCTGACTGAAGAAGACTTGGATGATAGTAATATTCAGGTCTTCCACGCAGCACAGGAAGCTATTGATACTGCTGGTGATTCAATTACACTAACACCTGCCAATCGGTGGGATGCTGGTGGTAGCGTCATCAACAACGTAGGTACACCTGCATCTAATACGGATGCAGCTACTAAGGCTTACGCTGACGGTATTTCAACCGCAGCAGCGGCAGCAGCGGTTACAGCGGCTAATGCAGCCGTGGCAACAGCAACAGGTAACATCATCCCTGATGCTACTAAACTAGCTATTCACCCTATTGGCTCACAGTACACACTGTCAGACGGTTCTACTACTGACTACTCAGCTAAACACTATCAGGATGCTGCATCTACTTCAGCTACTAATGCTGCAACTTCTGAGACTAATGCAGGAACATCTGAGACTAACTCTCAAAACTGGGCAGTTAAGACAGATGGTGAAGCAGTAACAGGTCAAGGCTACTCAGCCAAGGCTTGGGCTGTTGGTGATTCTGGCGGTGTAAGTAATACTGCTGGTGCTGGTAATGCTAAAGATTGGGCTACTGAAACTGCCACTGCTGTAGATGGTTCTGAGTTTTCAGCCAAAGAATATGCAATTGGCTCACAGGCAGCAAACCCCAACGGTTCTGCAAAACAATGGGCTTTAGGTGGCGGTGCAGGGTTCACAACCAACACTGCTGTTGAGGGTACTAACTACTCAGCTAAGTACTACGCCGAACTCGCTGCCTCTAACTTTGATTCATTTGATGATAAATTTCTTGGGGCAAAGAGCAGCCCACCAGCCCTAGACAATGACAATAATGCGTTAATTGACGGTGCTTTGTATTACGACAACGTGGGTAAATACCTGTCTGTCTATGACTTAGGCACAACATCGTGGAACCCAATACAAGCTGGCGCATCTGCTGGTTTCGCCATTGCAATGGCAATAGCCCTTTAGGAGTAATAAATGGCACAGAATTTTATAAGATACAAATTAACAGGTGTAGGCACAACCGCAGCCGATATTCCGAATGGTTCAGATTTTAATTCCGTAGATGCACTCGTAGGTATTCATATGACGAATACATCAGCAAATGCAATTACGGTTGATGCTTTTCTAACCAGCGCAGCCCTAGATAGAGGTGCTGGAGATTATTTTAATTATGCAGTTACAGTAGCTGGTGGTGTGTTTGTACTAGGTGGTGTAACCAAACCAGCTATTACATTATACAAAGGCTTTACTTATGTGTTTGACCAGTCAGACGCTACAAACGCTGGTCATACTATTGCCTTCAAAACGGCGGCTGGTGGTTCATCATATACAACTGATGTAACAACTACAGGTACAGCGGGACAAGCTGGTGCTAAGACCACCATTGTCATATCCGACACTACACCGACATCGTTGTACTATTATTGCACAGCGCATGGTGATGGCATGGGTAACACAGTTGCTATTGATAACGCACACTACCTTATCAAAGGCGCACCTATTGCAGCAGGTGGTGCTTTGCAGTTGCTTGATGGCGGCGCAAAGATAGTTGTTGAGTCTGGCGATAGGTTGTTTGTGAAAAGTTCAAACGTAAGCTCTCTTGATTGTTGGGTAAGTGCGGTTGATGCAATTAGCACCGCAGTAACATAAGGGAGAGAGACATGGGTTACATTGGTAATCAACAAACCGAAGGGTATTCTCAGGCTCCCTCTAAGCAAGACCTGACTGGTGCGACTGGCACTAGCCTGACGCTGTCACACGCTGTAGCCAGCGCAGAAGGCATTGACCTGTTTATCAATAATGTCCGGCAGGAACCAACCACAGCCTATTCTATTGGGGCTGATGGCGTCACAGTAACGCTCACAGGCTCAGTGGTAGCGACAGACGATATTTATGTAGTCTACAACTCACTAGCTCTTCAGACATCTACACATCCATCTAACCAAGCCTTGCAAGCAACTAGCGGTTTATTTTCTGGAACTGTATCTGCTGCATCTGCGACTGTTACTGGTGACTTAACCGTTGACACTAGCACCCTATACGTTGACAGCACTAACAATAACGTGGGCATTGGGACTGCTTCGCCATCAAGGACACTCACTGTCAATTCTGGTACTACTAACACTGCGTTGCGCTTGGAAGGCACTGACGCAGAAGTCGCTATGCAATTTTACGATGGAACCAAAACATCTACTATTTCTGGTGGAACCTCTGGCATAATATTTACTCCAAATACAACGGTTGGAGATGCATTATCCATAACTGCAACAGGCCAAATTCGTACCACAAACAGAGATTTTGGCTTTCACAATCATCTAACAACAGTGTCTTTGGCTGACGATGCTTCTATTGTAATCAATGCTGGCACTGCTGGCGTTGGGATGTTGGTGATTTACGAAACTGCGTCTGGCACAAATGCTTTGTATCGGATTGGTTATGGTTCTTGTGCTGTTCTTTCTGGTACTGGCGCAGTAACTATGACGAATTCTAATACTGACAATGCTGTTTGCGTATTTTCAACAGGCCATACAATCACAATTAGAAACAGAATGGGTGCCACTAAAGCATTTTATATCAATACGTTTATGGCTGGCAACAATTTCTAGGAGAATAAGATGAGTATAACTTTTACAGTAGATAAATTTACAACTGACGAAGTTGAAAATGATGACGGAAGCAAAACAGCAAAAAAGTTGGTTGGTTTGAGGTGCGTTGATGCTTCAGACAACGTGTTAATCGTAGATAAACGGCTAAATATTGTTGATGGAACAACTGACGCACAGTATGTCCAACAAGCATACACTGCTGCCCAAGCTGAAATAACTGAGTGGTCAGATGGTATGAGTGTGCAGGGTATGATTTTCAATCCAGACAGTAGTTCACTTTCAGAGGCAAGCTAATGGCACTAAGTAAAATTTCAAATGGCTCAATTGATAGCACTGTCACTAACAATGTTGCTGGGCTTGACCTTATTGCAGTCAATGAAAAAACAGCTTCAGATTTCGGTTCTGGAACTAATTATTTGGACATTGCAAATTGCTTTACCTCTGAGTATGAAGATTATTATGTAAAATATTACTGTCAATCAACTGATGCAACAGTAAATACGCTCAATATGGCTTTGGAAACAGGGGGGGTCAGTGTAGCTGGCGCAACAGAACAGTTCAGCAGTCCGACATGGAGTGCAGATACATTTAATGCGGTAGTATATTATGAAAAATTGCAGTCCGTAGCCCAAACCCAAGGGTATGTCAATTCTTTTGGAGAAGGTTTTTGTTTTTTAGGCGCAAATGCAGGTGATGCTACAGGTTATTTTGATGGAGAGGTGTTACTGAGAAATGTATATTCTCTACCTAGATTCTCTTATTGGCACCGTCATCATATGCGTACTGGCCCTAGTCAAGATTATTATGAATATGGCGGCGGTATGGCTGTCACTTCTTCTAGTGCAATTGCCGCAAGGGGTATTCGGTTCTTTACGACAGATAACGCTACTTACGGATCGGGTACAGGCGCAGTGAACACTTACGGAAGAGTAGCGGTTTATGGAGTTAAAAAGGGATGAGTGTAGTTAGGGCAATAGAAAATTTAGTTGATGGCGCAGTAAACTTACAGGATTTTGTGGTTCGCACTGCCCCTGATATGGTTAGCTATACCGTTGAGTGGTTAAATGCAGACCTTACAGAGCCAACAACATCTGAAATAGAAGCGAAGCGCACAGAGTTATACGCAAAAGATAAACTGCAAGAATTAAGAATAGAGCGTAACAAGCTGTTGGCTGAAACAGACCATTGGGTTCTGTCGGATACGGCTGATGCCACATCTGCACAGACAGCATATCGTCAAGCACTTAGAGATATTACAGATAATGCTACATCACTAGATGATGTAAGCTGGCCGGAGAAACCATAATGCCATACATAGGAAAAAGTCCAGTAAGCGGTGGTTTCCACAAATTAGGAAACCTTACTGCCTCTGCTACAGCAACCTACGCTCTTACGCTAAATGGTGCGGCATACTTTCCAGAGACAGCCAATCAGCTTCTTGTTAGTTTGAATGGTGTTATCCAAGCACCACAAGACAGCTTCACAGTATCAGGTAGCAACCTAGTATTTGACAGCGCACTCACAGCCTCTGACAGCATTGACTTTGTTGTGGCTCTTGGTGATGTGTTGGGTGTGGGCAGCGTTACTGACGGTGCTATTACTACAGCTAAGATTAGTAACAATGCTGTAACTGAGGCTAAGATTGGTAATGATGCTGTTACAAAGGCCAAGATTGGAACAACAGAATTAGATTTGGCTACAATTAAAGACAGCACTGGTACAAACAATGCTTTCACAATTGCATCGTCTGGTATTGTTACTAATGCAAAGCCTGTTGGCTTTAGTGTTTCTATAAGAGGTGGATCAAATCAATCTATTAGTAACACAACATATACTAAACTTGAATTTACATATGAAAGCTCTAATGCAAACCATTTTGATACACATAGCGGTTGGAGTAATAGTGATCATTATTATACTGTTCCGGCTGGGTGCGGTGGATACTGGATGTTAAGTAGTTGGGTTGAGCTTGCATCAACAGGCACAAGTAATATACTAGCTATTTCCAAAACAGCATCGATTGGTTCAAGTGGTAATTTTATAGGGCGTATTACTGAAGGTGAAAATGCCGCTACTACAGCAAACGGTGGGCTTTACTTTAATGTGTTAGCAAATTTAAGTGATGGAGATATAATTAAATCAGAAGTTTACCACAATTATGGAAGTAATGTTAACGCTCTTGAAGTTGGAAATTATTTAAGAACCGCAATGCAAGGATGGAGATTGTTCTAATGGCACTTATAAAATTAAACAATCAGTCTCTTACCGCAGTCACATCTGCTGGTTTGCCTAGTGGTACTGTGTTGCAGGTTGTAACTGCTACAACTGGAATCGGTACTTCCTCTATGTTTTCTTTTGATGGTGCGGCACGAAAGGGATGCGTTGGCGCGGCTATAACACCTAAGTCTGCTAATTCGTTAATTTTAATAACTGGTTTTGTCCATTGTTTCACCAATAGTGGTGGTGGACAAGGCGGCGTTGGGTTTGAATTAGTTAGTCATCCAACAACAACCTTTGACGATGGCAGTAGTGTTGCTGTTGCTGGAACTACGCAGTTGTTTGGTCATGAGGATGCTCAGTTTTTACAAGGCTCTCAGCTTATGGGTAACTGTTCCTTTGAATATCAGCATAGCCCAGCAAGCACAAATACAATTCATTACTCTGTTGCTGTTAGTGAAAACAATTTATATACCGCTGGTACTAGCGTCGTTAATTGGAGCAATGGAACAACGGGTGGACGGTCAAAGATAACCCTTATGGAAATCGCAGGCTGATGAAGATGGCACAGGAAGTTACCCCAGAGTTGCGTGTAGCCTTGGAACTTGAGGCGCATGAAAAGGAGTGTGCCATTCGGTACGCATCTGTAGAAGACAAACTGTCTGGCTTGGACAAGCGTCTGTGGCGTTTGGAAGCAATGATAATGGGGTCAACGATAATAGTTGTTGGCCTCGCTGCATCCCTGTTAATGAAGCTATAAGGAACTATCATGGAACCTATCAGTACTACCCTCGCAGGGATTGCATTAGTTAAACAGAGTGTGGACTTTATTAAGACACACATTAGCACTGTTCAAGATATTGGGCAAATAGCAAGCCAGATTGATGACCTGTTTACAGGTGAAAAACAAATCCAACAAGCCAGAAACAAGAAGTCTGGTACAGGACTTGGGGATCAGTTTGGGGTAGATACTGTAGCTAAAGAAGTCATAGACGCTAAACTCGCAGCAGAGAAGTTGCAGGAAGTAGCCACTATGGTTGATATGAGATTTGGTCACGGTACATGGAAGGGTATCTTAGCGGAACGTGCTAAGAGACTACAGGAACAACGAGAAGCTGAGGCTAAGGCTAGGCGATATAAGATACAGAAAGATAAGGAATTTGAGGAGACTATGAAAACTGCTGTGTTAGTTACTGCTATCCTAGCAATAGCCATAGGTCTTTTTATAACCGTTATGGTTTCTGTAGCGAAAGCGATGAGTTATGTTTAAGACACTAGTACTAGCTTGCAGCCTGTCTGTACCCACGGACTGCTGGGAGTTTCACGATACACGTGGCCCCCATGC